CATATGATGGTAATTTAGGTATTGGTCAAGAATCCCCTGAACATAAATTACATGTTGCTGGTATATCTACATTTGATCAAAAGGCACATTTTGAAACTGATGTTGATGTTGTTGGAACACTTAGTGCTAATACACTTAGTGGTACTTTAAATGGTGTCACTATTAATGATCCTACTATCAACAATACAACTGGATTATCAACATTCTTTAATTTGAATATTGATAATAAGATAGGAATTAATTCTACTGATCCACAAGTAGAAATTGATGGTTGGACAGTACATCAAACGGGTGTAGGTGCAGATGCAAGACTTCTAACACTTGGTATAAAAACTGATACATTGTATAGTAATTCACTAGGAGTTGATGGTTCTGGTGCATTTTCAGGTACATTAGGTATAGGAACTACTGCATTATCAACTGAAATTTATGGTGATGTGGGTCAAGTTCAAGTACATGGTGGAAGTGTTTATGTTCAGGATGGTAGTGTATTAATTAATAATAAATTTGGTAATTCTGTTGGTATTGGAACAACAGTACCAAGATGTGTTGCTGATTTCTCTTTAGCAGGTAGACCTAGTGAAGGAGTCACACAACTTGCGAATAATGTTGGACAGGCATTTTTCTTACCACCAACAATTTCAACTGCCGAAAGAGATGGAACAGGAGCATATGCCAATGCAGGGTTAGCAACTGCTATTGGAGCAATTATCTACAATACCACAGTTAATAAATTGCAAGTATATACAGATCAACATGCAAGTGGTGGGTGGGAAACCATTACAAGTGCATATGCGGGGTAATTAAATGGCACATGCAGTCGTTACAGATGGTCCTTATTATTCGACTGGACCAATATCATTTAGTACTTTAAGAACTGATTGGTTGGGTGCTGATAGTGGTACTATAAAAGCATCTCAACTTTTTAGAAATACTAATCGTAATGTTACTAATCCTGTAGTTGCGGATTCTACCGAAAATGCTGATATAGCACCAGATACCTATCCTGAACCATCATATTCATTTTCTGGTGATGGAGAAGATTGGAAAGTTTCTCAAATGAGAGGTAGTATTAAAAGTTATACAATTAATCAAACAAATTCTGGGGATTATGATAAGAATGTAGATGGAGATAATTTAGCATGGAACTCTAATCTTAATAAGAATATACCAAAATATTATAATATTCAGGGTAATATTCATGCTGTTACAGATTTAGATTATTCTACTACTGAACAAGATAATGCATTAAAATTTGTATCAAATAAGATTACAAATTTAAACATAGTGGTTAGTGGATCTGTTCTTGGTTCTGGTGGTAAAGGTGCATCTAATGCAGAACTACCTGGAGAAAATGGTGGACATGCCATTAAATTGGATTCTAATAATGGAAAAAATATTAATGTTAGTGTAACTAATAGTGGTAAGATTTATGGTGGTGGCGGTGGCGGTGGATGGGGTGGAAAAGGATCAATGGGACCAGATGGTGTATATTATAAACCAAGAGATGCTGCTGCTGGAGGTGCTGCTGGTTCAGCGAGCAGTGGTTTAGGTGAATGGTATAGTTTTTCTAATGGTGGTGATTGTCAATGTGAATGGTATATAGATTGTCAAGATCAGAATAGTGATATATGGCATTGGTCTGTTAAGGAAACTGGTTTTACTATTGAAGAAGCAGGAAGTGGTTATAAAGTGGGTGATATAGTTAAATTGGATAATCCTGCTGGTGGAGTAAAGGCACTAGCTAAAGTTACTTCTGTTAAGAATACTATTGGAGTTAAATTTGCTGCAAATGGTGATCTATTGGTAAGTGGTTATGGATCAAGAAAGATTGTAATTCGTATGGGATGGGATGATAATGTATCTAGTAATGGTGCTGGATTGGGGCAATATAAAATACCATCGTTAGGTGTTGACTTTACACAAAATATTCTTGATTTTGATCGAGGTAATTATGATGATGAATCTTCATCTCCATGGAATTATCCTGCTGGTCAGTACCTCTACTGGGAAAAAGGGTATAACTATAGTAGGGGTTATGGGACTTACTGGTATAGTAGACCTAACCTTCAGGTACCAGCATATTCAAGGCAGAACTATAAAGATGGTAATGGAAATCCTAATGAAACAGCACCATGGACTCAAATTGTGACAGTAACAGGAAACCCTGATGGTTCACAAAAGAGATACCCATGTCAGATAGTAAGACCTCAAGATATTGAAGGTGTACCAAACGACGACTGGAAAAAAATCTATCGTTATACCTATAATAACCTTCCTATGCCAGGATTTCGAGCAAATGATAATAAAAGATTATGTTTTTGGGAACCACATACACCAAAAAATACTAGTGCTTGTATGGTATGGATAGATGAAGTTAAATCATTAGATGCTGATGGAAATCCAGTAAGAAATGAAGGTAATTCAACAAAATATTATCGTGCAAGTCCAGGTAATCGTTCTGCTAATATGGATAGTAATTTACCTTCTGTTGGTGAATCATATGTTACTGGAATAAAAATGATGACGGGTGGAAACAGATATAGTAAAAGTTATGATGATGAAGTTGTAACTACATCAAATGCAACAGGTTCAGCATGGATGGGAGGTCAGAGAGGAAATGGAAGTGGATTAAAAATAAA